TAGCCGAGGAACCGAACCAGACGGATTGTGCCTTTGACCTTACCGCCGGATGTGTCGAAGTAGAAGTAGTCACCGACACCGGTCGTCGCCGAGCCACCGAGCCCCTTTCCCAAGATAAGACCGTTGACGAATTGGATGTCGAGCATGTAGCCATCTGCCGTCGGCATGCACGCCGCCGTCGGGGTCACCCCGTCCGCCACGGCATTCTTCTTCCCATTGCGAGTGTCGGGGTTGACCGCGATACCGAAGCCCGTCCCATCGGAGACGAAGAGCGTATCGCCCATGAACTCCCACAGGCCCAGCCCCGTCTCGACGCCGCCGACCTTGAACGGGTGCTTACCGTCCTTCGCCACCTGGCCATCGCCAACGAGGGCATCGGTGTTGCCCGTGCACCACGGCGCACTCTGGAGCCATGTGTTCACGGTCGTGTCGAACGCCTTGGCGACGTCCATGAGAAGCGCCACGTTGCCGTCTGCGAGCGTCTCCTTGCCGCCGACAACGGCACCGTCGAACACGTCGTACGCCGCCGCCGCGCCTCGGTCTGGGCACGTGGTGCCCGTGTCGGTGCCGTACATCATCGACGCACCCACGGGAATCTTCGCCGCCTGCTCGGCGGTGACGACCATGCGCGTGACGCCCGTCTCGGCGAGCGCCGGGTGGACCTGGATGTTGAAGTCCGTGCAGCCCGGGAAGTCCACCTGGGAGGACTTGCAGAGCGTCTTGGTCAACTGGTGGAAGTTGATATACCACTGGTCGTAGACGCTCATGCCCGAGTAGCCCGTGGTCGCGGTCTTGCAAAGGTCGACGAGCGAGTCGTGCGACGTCGTGCGGTTGGCGACCTTCGCGCCCGAGACGGAGCGCGGGCGCCCTTCAGCGTCGATGCTCATGGGATACGTCGGCGTCAGCATGTACGGTCGCAGTGTGCCGTCCGGCAGCAACGCCTTGGGGTTCGGCTGCGAGCCGCTGAATCGGTTGTCGGACCACGAGACGAGCAGGTTGCCGTTCGTCAGCACCTCGACCGCCTGCCAAACGACCGGCGCGATCTCGTAGACGTTGTTGCCGTGTCCGTTGTCCACGCGCGAGAAGCCGTAGTCGACGCCGTCGATGGCCTCGACCCACGGCACGCCGTCGGCGTCGGCACCGGCGTTGGCGGACACGTGGAACCACGGGCCGCCCTCGGTGTCGAACGGGTCGACAGCCGCGCTCGTCGCCGTCGCGGGCACGAACTCGGTGGAGGCCACGCGCTTCGCGGCGGCGCTCATCGGCTGGATGTCGGTGGGGCTGCCCGCCGGGATGAGGAACGTGTACACCAGCCCCGTCTTGTGCTTGTCCACCATCGCGGCGACGCTCTCGTTGGAGTAGCGGCCCGTCGAGGCGTCGCGCTCGAGCGCCTTCTGGTCGCCCAGATTCTTTACCGCGCCGACAAGCGCCCATACCGCCTTGTCCGATGCCAGCGGGTCCGCGTACTCGAACCCCTCGGTTGCCTGCTCGGTTGCCTGCGTATCGGCCATTTAGGCACCTACCTTTCGCATCTGGCAAATCTTGCCGTTTACCTTCTTGAGTCCCAGCGCCGTCACGGCAGCCGCCGAGTCGATAATCGACTGGTAGTTCAGGGCTGCCGTCTTGGCGTCCTTGAGCGCCGCCTGCGCGTCGGCGAGGGCCTTGGTCGAATCCTGCTCGCGCTTCTGCTCGGCAGTCTTGCGCCCCGCCTCCGCCTGTTTGCGCCCCGCCTCGTTCTGCCCGCGCTCGGTCTCTTTCTCCTTGCGCACGGCCTCGGCGTCGGCGCGGCCCTTCTCCGCCGTTTCGACAGAAGCCTTGAGCTGCTTGAACTCGTTGTTGACCTTGTTCACGCCAGCCGCCGCGTCCGTCGCGGGCTTCTTGAGCTCCGCGATCTGCTCGGCGGTGAGGTCGCTGTATCTCAGCGCGTCGCCCTTCGGCACGCCGACGACCAGCACGTTGTCCTCCATCGCCGCCGTTGCCTCCGAGCCCGAGGCAAGAGTCGTGGCGCGTGCCCCCTTGACCTCGGCGGCGACAGCCTTGTCGCGTGCGGCCTCCGCCGCCTTCTGCGCGGCCTTGGCCTCGTCTCGCGCCGTCTCCGCGTCCTTGATGGTGCGCTGGTCGCTCGGCTCGTAGATATACTCGGCGGGCTTGGCTCGCCTCTTTACGTCCCAGAGTGCCTCGATGCACGTGCGCCCGCCGTAAGCCTCGTCTGTGATGTAGGCCCATGCGTACACGCGCCCAGCCGCCTGGAGCAGCTCGTCGGGAATCTTCGCCTTGCTGTCGGCCACCGCAACCGTGTAGCACGTCCCCGTGGTCGACTTGGCGAAATGCACCTGCTCGCAGCCGACAACCTCGACCTCGCGCCCGGTGTCCCACTGCCACAGCTCGCCGTCAAGCACCTGCAATGCCGCCATCACTCATCACCTTCCTCGTCCTCGTCGCCCTCCTGGGCACCCTTCGCGTTCGCCGCCAGGGCGGGCGGCAGCGCTGCCATGCGCTCCTCCTGCTCCCGCTGCCTGCGCTCCAAAATCTTCGCCCTCTCGTCGGGCGTGATGTTCGGCAGCTTTCGCAGGATCGTCTCGTCGTCCAGATACTCGGCCTCCAGGCACACGGTCTCGACCTGCTCCTTGGTGTTGCTGATGCGAGTGTGCGTGAACACGGGCGTGTCCTCGATGCCCTGGAGGGCAAGGATGTCCATGATACCCTCGCGGATGTGGCGCTCAAACTCGGCGGCCTCCTCGTCCATCGGCTGGTATGCCGCGTCGATATGGTCGTTGGTCGCCCCCGCCGCGATGGTATGGACGTCCAGCGCGCCGAAGTCCTCGTAGATGTCGGCCTTGATCTGCGCCAGCGTCTCCTTGCGGCCCTCGACGGGCACCTCCTGCGTGTACGGCGTCACGGACTGCCCCTGCTCGGCGTCGACCTCGGCCACGTGCGTCAGCTTGAGCTTCGCCCGCCACAGGTCGAGGTCCCTGTCGTCCATGCCGCCGGCTCCGTTGATGAGCCAGTAGATCTGTGCGCAGTCGCGCGTGTCGTTCACCAGGCCGCTCTTGATCAGGTCGTAGGCGTCGATGCTCTCGCGCATGCCGACGAGCGTGCTCTGGTGCGCGTCGCTGCCCCAGACCGCCACGATGGGCAGGCGGGAGTAGTTCTCCGCATCGACGGCCAGCTTCATCCCGTCCGCTGGTATCTCCCGATACGTGACCTTGTAGGCGCGCTTGGCCTCGGCCACCTCGAAGTCGAAGCCGCTGCCGCCCGACACCATCTCCGTGTAGCCGTCCTGCTCATAGAGGGTCGCGTGCCACGGGTGGTCGGAGTCGAGCCGCCAGAACCTCACGCCGGCGTATAGCGCCCCCGAGTACTCGTCCCACACCGGGCAGAACTCGTCGGCGGTGAACACGTCGATGTGGTCGAGGTTCCAAAACGGGAATGACGCACCGTGGATGAGCGCCTTGAGCCCCATCTCCATGACGTCGTCGTCGAAGCGGTCGCCAAGCCCCTCCTTGGTCGTGTCCTTGCCGCCCGCCGAGACGTCCACGAAGCTCACGCCCTTACCGAGCGAGTACGTGCAGCGCTGGACGTTTAGGCGCTTGAACAGGTTGCTCGCCAGCCTCAGCTTCGAGGCCGTGAAGTCCTCGGCCTCGGCACCGGAGCACGAGTAGATCTTCTGCACGAACCGGTTGATCGTGACGTTGTGCTGGCGGTAGTACTCGTTCGCGGTGACGGCGTTGCGGTACATCTCGCTCGACATGTGCCGCTCGATGGCATCTGCCGCGAACGCCGTCGCCGACGCCGCCGCCTTGAGGTCGCCATCGGTCACCAAAGGCCCCTTAGACAAGCCGCTACCTCCCTCCAAAGAATGGGTTTACCTGCTCTTTCGCAGGCTTGTACATGCGCAGTGTTGCCACGCCGTAACGGAGCGCGTCGCAGCTGTGGTCCTCGACCTTGACGGGCCTGTCGCCGTCCGCCTTGGCATCCCAGCAGTAGCCGCCGAGCTCGCCTATCAGCCCTGCGCAGGCGTCGGAGATGCGCACCGTGCCGTTGCCCAGGCACACCCCCGTCTCTCGTATGCCGTCCGCGACGTCGTTACGCCCCTTCTTGGTCTTGAACCCGGCCTGCCGCATCGCGGCGATGAAGCTCGTGGCGCTCGGGTCGATGATGAACGTGGGCGGCTTGCCCAGCCCGCGCACGAAGTCGGCCATGTCGGCCACGTAGTCGGCGTCCGTCTTCTGGTGCCCCGTGTCGCGGCCCGAGTAGCGGTACTCGTCCACCGCGTGCCACACCTTGCCGTCAAATGCCCACAGAAGCGCCGCGAAGGCGTTCTGCGTGCCGTAGTCGCAAGACACCGCGTACTTGGCGGCGCTGCCCGTATATCGGCTCTCTAGGGCACCCTCCCACCCGGGGTAGACCAGGCCCTCGGCCAGCGTCCACTTGCCCAAGATGTAGCGGTCGTAGTACACGCCGCTGCCGTAGTCCTTGATGAGGGCTTCGATGACATCCGGTGCCAGCGCACCGTCCCAGATCGTGTAGTCCTGCCTGTAGATGTCGCTGTCGCCGTCGAGGAACCGCTTGAACCAGTGGTTGGGGCTGTCGGGGTTGCAGGTGCCGTCGAAGCGGCTGTGCTCGCAGCGCAGGCGGCTCTTGAGCATCTGGAACACGTCTTCGCTCCACGTGGCGACCTCGTCGCCGTAGACCCACTCGAACGTGGCGCCCTGAATCTTGGATACGCTTGTCTTCTTGTCCGCCCCGAGGCAGTAGACCTTGCGCCCGAATATCTGGGCCGTGTTGTCCCGCCCGATCTGGCTGACGACGTCTTCGCTGTAAAGTGAGCGCATCGGCTCGAGGATGTTGCGCTCGAGCGTCGAGCGGGTGTTCCCGATCATCACCGCCAGCCCCTCGCCCCTCATGGCGAGAAGCCTCTGCGGTATGGTCACGGCTATGTCGACGTAGCTCTTGCCCGAGCCCGTCGCCCCGCACTTCACGTTGTAGCGGTGCGTGCAGTTGGCGAGGTACTCGCGCTGCATCCTCGTGAGCGGCATCGGCTACTCGTCCCCGCCGATTGAGGACGGCACGGACAGCACCAGCTCCTTGGCGGCCTTGAGCACCGCCGTGTCGGTTGTGTCCATGATGCGCTGCGCCTTGGCGTACTCCTGCGGGTACTTGCGCTCGAGCAGCCACGCCGCCGCCTGCCAGCTGTCGCCGCTCGCGTCCATGATGCGGCCCACGAGCGTCGCCTTGCGCTCGACCTCGGCCTTTTTTAGAACGTGACACAGTTGACGCTGATTGTCTGTTCTGGGGTGGTTGATCCAGCGGCTGTATGTCTCACGTGCGACCCCGAGATATGCGGCTATGTCCCTGTCGGTCATTCCAGCACGGCACAGGCGGACGGCATCCTCGATGCCCTCCTTGGTCAGTTTTTCACGCCCTTTTCCCGCCACAAAATCACATTTCCGCTGGTAGATAGCCATATGGAAACGCAAACGTTCCCACCTTTTTACGCACGTGGACAAGCGCGTGCGTTTGCCCACGAGCGTAAAAAGGGGGTAACGTTTAAAGAAAAGGCCCCGGTTTCCGGGGCCTTTCGGCTACTCGACCTTTGTCGGCTTGATTCCGATTGCCTCGGCCAGCCTCTCAAGCGCCTCCGTCCAGCTTCTGCCGTCTGTGCGCGGCCTGACGTATGCGGTTGCTCTCCGCCTCTTCCTCGAGCCGTCTCTTCCGCTCCGCCAGATAGCACCCCTTGCACAGTCTCCACTTCTTCGCCTGCGCCGACGTGTCGAACACGGGCCGCGCGTCGCACACGATGCACAGCCCATCCGTTCCGGTCGAAAAGCGCCCGTACCGCTGCCGCGCGTGCCTCACGGCGCTCGGCGTCACCCTGAGGTCCGCCGCGATCTCCGCCGCCGTCCGCTCCGGGTGCGCCTGCATCCGCCTTATCATCTCGTCCGTCCAAAGGACGTAAGAGGAGCGCCCCTTCCGGAGCGCCCACTCGTCCCTCAACGGATGTGTTGACTTTGTAGATGGGCCTTTTGGCCCATCTCCTACAGGTGGCCTACACGCCATTCGCATACCCCCTCGCGCTCGGTTTGCTTCGGCTACCATACCAAGCGCCGGGGACCACCTTACGCACAGCGCTTGATTATCGCCCCGCACTTCGGGCAATGGACGGCCTCATACGCCAGCATGTCCCCGAAGCCGATATGCTCCCAGATCTGTCCGTCCCATCTGCAGTCGGAGCAGTGGAAGTAGCCGTCGACCATCCGCTTGCCCGGGATGAACGGGTCCTGTTTGTGATCGACGAGATCGTGGCAGGTCGGGCGGTCGATTAGGTCGGCGATTTTTTCGAGCGGCGCATCACAGTTGCAGATTGCGTTTTTGTTACCGAAAAGCGTCTCCGATATTTCAGAGCACCTAATGCACGAGCAGCCAATGCAGTCGCAATCCCGTAGGAACCTCGCAGCCTCAATCCGCTCTTCATCGCTAATCTTCATACAGCACCTCAAGCCCGTACGCGACGGCGGCATCATGCTCGATGCGGCATCCGCGTGCGTTCTCCCAGCCCTTGCAGAAGTAGGCCGCATGGCACAGGCTCATGTTCTCAAGAGATTTCGCGAGATAGCAGAGCTGGACCTGCACCACGCCGCGCTCCTCCATGGCCTCGTCGCTGTACCACTCGTCAGTGAATAAGGTGTTCACGAACTCGTAGCCCATCTCGCGCAGCTTGGCGTGCGCCTTGTCCCTCGCCTCCGCGATCTCTTCGTCGGTCTTGCCGGCCATGGGCTGAGAAATCATCGCTCACTTATTCAACATGGCTCACCCTTTCATTCCATAGATCTGCGGCGAACTCCTCGGCGTACTCGAGGTCCGTCCGTGCGCCGCATCCCAAGCAGCTCACGTAGAAGGTGCGCAGACCTTGATACTTGCCCTGCTGCATCTCAGCATCGCCACCGCAGAACGGACAGTGCTTCAGCTCGATTTCGTCCATCAGTCCTCCTTTGATATGGCCAGCGCCACATACTTCTGGGCGAGGCCCTCGAAGTCATCGAGGATGTAGTCGATTCGGTAGGTCGCCCCGTTGAGCGGGTGCTTTGCCGCTTCCATGAAAGAGTGGCAGTCGTCCGCGATGACATTGAACACGATCTTGTCGCCGACCTCGTAGTCCCGGTCGTTCTTGCGAATCTCGAACCTCTTGGCCCCGCTCATGATTGCGTCGGCGTATTTGACAAAGATCTTGAGTCGATGCGTTTTCATTCGTCCTCACTCCTCAGCTTGCGTATGCGGTCGGCGATGTCGCGCATGGCAGCCTTTTCGCAGGTTTCGCCTTTGTCGGCGATGCACGATGAACAGTCGCATGCACTCTTGCCAAAATAGGCGCAGGCTTCGTAATTCAGCGCGTCCGCGCCCCTGCCCAAGTCCTCTTCCAGCTTCTCCCAGGTGTCGGGCGGGGTGAGGTACACGAGTGCCGGATCGAGTGCAAATCCACGGTCGGTAATCGCACGCCATTTGTTCGACCATCCGTCACTCAAATCAAAGTCCGTGGTGAATGTCCAGCGCACGATGCTATATACGTTCCCGACACGGTTGAACAGCGCCACGGTATCTAGAGGTATCTCTCGTCCCTCGGCATCTCTCGGCAATTCGATTCTCATAGCCCAAACTCCTCGTAGTCGCGGCACTCGCCGCACTCGTCCTCGCAGTACAGCAGGTTTCCCATGAGCCACGCCACCGCCCACTTCGCCAATCGCCAGAAGCCCTCCTTGCGGTCGGGTGCCTCCGTGTCGTAGGCGCGCTTAAACTCAAGGTGGCAGTAGCCGTAGTCGACGTGGATGTCGCTGCTGCAGAAATGCCTGCAGTTCCCGCACATCCTGGGCTCGCAGGCCCCGCCGAAGTGACGCTCAATGGCGGCGTCCGTCACCCCCATCTGGTAGCCGCCGACCCTCGAGTCACTCATCGCAGCCCGCCCCCCCTACGCTCTCGTCGAGCAGGTCGATGGCATCCCCGACGGTCGCCTCGATGCTCGTCAGCTGGCGGCGCAGGTTCTGCACGAGGTTCGCGCCGGTGACCTCCGCCCTTCCCGCCTCGTAGGCGCGCTCGATCATGTCGGTCACCGCGACCTGCATCGCCGTGTCGTTGTAGCCGCGCCTGACGCGGTACTTCCCCAGATAGGCGTGCGCCCTGTCCTGCGGCCTGCACTCGCGGTCGAAATGGAACACCTCGACCGCGTCGGCCTTGATCTGATCCAAAGTCTCCATCACAAACGTCCCCTCTCTCGGTTCCTCTCGTTGCAGCGCTCGATTGCCGCGTCCACGTCCTCCTGCGTGAACCCCTCGGCGTCGAGCAGGCTGACGACCGCCTGGACCACGTCCATGCACTCGTCGATAAGGTTCTGGCGGTACTCCCTGCGCGCCGTCATGATCGGGCTGAAGCGCATGTCGTCGCAATCCCGCCAAGCGCCGTATACCTCGGCCGCCTCCTCGAGCGGCTTGAGCGCCTGCACCTTGGGTACGTCCGGCTCATCGAGCGCCCCGAACTCGAACCTGTATCCGTCGCGCATCAGATGCGCCTCCCTTCCGCCAGCGCCGCACGCATGGCGTTGACCTCTCGGCCCGACTCACTCCTCGTTCCGAGGTACACGTCCACGGGCCGCTTGCTCGCGTCCCTTCGCGCCACGTTCTCGCACCACCCGCAGCAGTACCTCTGGGTCCTGTACGCCGTGCGGAACCGCCTGCCGCACTGCCCGCACACGAGCACGTAGCCCCCGCGCCTGTCCGGCGACTCAGCCCTCATGTCGCGCCTCCCAGTAGTTGCACCTCGCGAGCCCCTGCGTGGCGTGCACGAAGTCGGGGCAGCGCATGCACGTGTACCGCTTGCGGCCCTCGCCGGACGCTGTCATGACCGCCTCGCTCACGGCGCAGAACCCGCACGTCTCGCAGCGGGCGCTGCGCGGCCCCTCGTCGTAGATGCTCGCGGACCCCTTCGGTCTGCCCATGTTCTCGTTCCTCTCGGCGTCCAAGTTCATGACGCCCTCCTCTCGCATGCGGCCCTCGCATCCAGCAGACGCCGCGCGTCCTGGTACGCCTTGAGCGCCACCGGGTCGGCGGTCGTCCCCCTCGGGGCCTTCACCTTCGCCGGGTCGATGCCCGGATGTTCCTCGCGCCACCTGCGCTCGAGTTCCGCCCTCGTCTGCTCGGGCGTCCTCGTCGGCTTGAACGTGGCGGCCTGAATCTCGGCATCGGTCGGCTTGCCGCGGGCGTGGGCCTCGGCGTCGAGGCGCTTCTGGTTGCCGTTCCACAGCATCGCCGCGGCCTTGAGCGAGGTCACGGGCATCCCGTTCGAGCGGATCCAGCCCTGCGACTCGTAGTGCGCCCAGAACTTGTCGGGGTCGCCGCTGATGCAGTTGGCGGCGAAATACGCTCGGCACTCGTCCAGGGTCGGCGGGGCGAAGCCGTCTGCGTCGCCGCCGCGCGTACCATCAACACAAGCTAGGCTAGGTAAAGCTAAGCTAGGACAGGTTAGGTTAGGGTTTTCGCTTTCGGAAACCTCGGTTTCTGGTTCTGAAAACCTAGGTTTCCCGTTTTCAAAACCTGGGTTTTCGCTTTCGGAAACCTCGGTTTCGGGTTTTTGCTCAGGCTCGGGTTCGGGCTCCGGCTCGGCCTTGGCCTTGCGGGGCCTGCCGCCTTTCTTGGCCTGCTCTCGCTTGTTCTTGGAGTTGTCGATGGCGTTCTTGAGCCCCTTGAAGGCCCTCTTGACGCTCTTGGGCAGCTCGATCTCGACCCCGTGGAGGCCGTACATGAGCACCGCGTCCGCGAGCATCATGCGTTCCCTCATGTCCTCGGGGTCGTTCGGGTCGTAATCGTCGTAAAGCTCGGCTATCGAGCTGGCGAAAACCGTGAAGTCGTTGGCCATCAGAACCACCCCCAAAGGATTGAAGAGAAGAACAGGAACCCCGCGGAGAAGGAGGCGGCGAACAGGGCCGCCTCCCAGTGGTCGCGGATGATGTCGGGTACGTGCCTCATCAGAACGGCACGTCCTCGTCGTAGAACTCGGACTGCGGGACCGCGGCGTAGGCCTGCTGGGCGCTCCACTGCGGCGCTGCCTGCGCCCGGGGCTGCACGGGTACCGTGTCCGCGAGGCTCTGCTGCGGCTGGGCCTGCGTCTGCCCCTCACGGCGCACCATGACCTCAATCTCGTCGACGATGACCTCGAGCTTCGAGCGCTTCTGCCCGTCGCGCTCCCATGAGCTGTAGCGCAGCTTGCCCTCGATGGCGACCTTCATGCCCTTGGCGAGGAATCGCCCCACGGCCTCGGCTCGGTTGCCGAACATGGTGCAGTCGACGAAGTTGGGGTAGTCCTCCCACTCGCCCGTCTGCGCGTTGCGTCGGCGGTCGTTTACCGCCACGCCGAAGGACAGGACCTGCGTCCCGCCGGCGGTGGCGCGCAGCTCGGGGTCGCGGGTCAGGTTGCCGCTGATGTTCACTCGGTTGATGCTCACTGCCCGTCCTTCTTCGCGGTCATGTGGCTATTGATTGCCTCGACGAGGCGCGGCCCTTGCATGTAGCCCAGGCCGCTCACGCGGCGGCCGTCGCGGATATGGCACGCCTCGACGATCTTCTGCGCCGTGACCGGGCCGATGCCCGGGAACGAGCGGGCGAACTCGTCGACCTTGAGCTTTGCCGCGATGGGCGCCTCGATGGCCACCTCGGGCGGGATGTTGCCCGCCTTGCAGGCGGCCTTGAACGCGGCACGCTCGCGGCGCGTGTGGACGGCCTTCGCCATCGCCTCTTTGCGCTGCTCCGGCGTTCGGAGCGGCGGCAGGTTACTCTCTCCCACGTCCTACATCCTCTCGACGTATCCGTGAATGCCGTTGTCGACCATGACGGCCCTCACGCGGCGAAGCTCGTCCGCGGTGGCGCACTCGATGACAACGCGGTAGCCCCCCTGCGGCGCTGGGGCCGCATCCTCGGCCACTTCCGGCTCGGGGCGCGACGGGACCACCCGCACACACCTCGGCACGCCCAAGGGCGGCTGAGGTTCCTCGACGGGCATCGGCTCGGGGTCGGGCGGCAGCGTTGCGGGCTCCGGCTCGTGCTCCGGCGCGGGCGCCGTCGCCTGCTCGTAGGTCGACACGAGCGCGGCGGCCTTGGCGACCTCCTCGCGATGCGCGGCGACCGCAGCCGCAACCTCACCCGAGTCCGCCGGCAGCGTCCTCGTCCACCACGCCACGGCCCACGCCTTCTCGTCCTCGTCCGCGTAGTCGAGGCCGTTGACGAACTTGAACTGGTGCAGCAGCTCGCCCACGCGGCGCTCGATGATGTTCTTGGCCTTGACCTCGCCGAAGCTCGCGTTGAGCCACCTGTCGTCGGCGATGCGCTCGTAGGGCACCAGCGGACCCATCTCGCCCGCGAGGTCGTAGTAGTGGCCCTTGAGCGCGGTGAGGCGGCGTTTCCTGCACTCGCCGTCGTATCGGTCGATCTCGGCCTTGTACTCATCGGAGAGCGCGTCGATGGGCGCCGTGATCTCGCCGATGGTCCTGTCGAACGTCTTGAGCAGGTCGCTGTACTTCTTCTTCGCGGCCTTGCGCTGCGCCTCGATGGGCTTCTTCACGTCGTTGACCGACGTGCGGTACTTCTTCGCCGCCTTGAAGTCATCGTCATTCTCGATGTGCTTGACGTCCACGTAGTCCGCCAGCTTCTCGTCCACGTTCTTTTTGAGCTTCGCCAGCTTGTCCTCGAGCGTGTCGTCGATGGCGAGCGACGCCACCAGCGTGTCGAAGTCCTCCTCGAGCGGCACGGCCTCGACCGCCAAAACCTCGTCTGCCATTAGAAGCCTCCCAGCAGGTCGTCGTCGGTCGCATACTCGGCGGGCGCGGGCTCATAGGCGGGCGCGGGCTCCGGCTCGGGGGCGGCTGGCTCGGGCTGCGCCTTGCGTGCCGCGATCTCCTCCTCCATCCAAGAGGCCGCGCGGCGCGCCTGCATGAGCGTCATGTCGTGCATGTTGCCCGACGAGCAGCCCACGGCGGCGCAGATGGCGGCTATGGCCCCGGCGCTGTCGAGCCCGGTCGCCGCCATGAACGGCTTGAACAGGTCGCGCACGGGCTGCAGGTCGGCCACGGGCTCGACGCTCTCGGCCTCGACAGCCTGAGTGCCGGCGCGCATGTCCTGCGCAACCTTCTGGTCCATCTCCTCGCCCGTGTACATCCCGCCGAACTCGTCGGGGTAGGCAAGGCGCCACGCGCCGGCCTTGGCGCACTTCTCGATCATGACGCCCGGCATCTTCGCCCAGTTGCTCTTGCCGGTGCTGTAGTCGGTGAGCGCCAGCTCGACGTATGCGGGCCTCTTGCCGTCGGTGAACGCGACCTCTGCCCAGCCGCCGATGAGCTGCTCCCCGATCATCTTGTAGACGGCGGAGCCCTTCTTCTTGACGACCTCGCCGTCGCGGAGCACCACGACGCCGCTATCGATGCCGCCGTAGTTGGGCTGCCTGTTCGCGCGGCGGTTGAACACATGGTAGGAAGTGATGATGCTCGCCGGGGCGTCCCTGTACTTCACCAGGTAGACCTCATTGGTGAAGGGGTTCAGGTGCTGGCGGTTGCACAGCTCGATACACAGCGCCAGCTCGCTTTCGGTCGCGTTGGGGCACAGGCGCTCGCGAATGTCCTGCGAGGTGAACCTGACGGGCATGCCCGTATCGTCCTTGAACTCGATAATCTCGCTATTCATCGACGCTCACCTCGCATCCGTAGAGCTTGGAGATAGTGACGACCGCGCCGCTCTCGGCGTAGGCGTCATCGCACTCCTTGGCGTACGCGATGATGATGGCCAGGAAGTCGCGGTCGAACTCGATGGGCTCCTCGTCCATCAGTACGGGCGCGACCGCCATGCCGTAGGCGACGCCGCGGAGCACCGCGGGGTCGACCTTCTCCTTGAGCGCCTCGGCGTTGAGCTCCGTGTTGATGAGGACGTTGCCCACGGCCTGCCTCATGAGTTCCTTGAATGCCTTGCGTTTCATTTACATTTCCTCCGTTTCGTCTTTGCGCCCGGACCACCCGGGCGCTATCGATATGTCCATGCGCTCGGCCTGCCCGCGCACCCTGGGGTGCTTCACCACGTGCAGGTCGACCACCTGCGCGTCGTCGACCCAGACGAGCCCGTTGAGCGCATCCATGACCAGCTTTGACTCGTTGTCCGCGTCCGGCCTGTAGGTGTCCGGCTCCGAGTACATGCGCTTGGGCCGGCTCTCCGGCAGCGGACGGTAGGCGTCGACGTCGAGAATCACCGGCTCGTGCGGGCCGAAGGGCAGGGGCTGGATGCCCGCCTCGGCCATCGCCTCCCGGCACGCCGCCGCGATGGCCCGCTCCGCCCTGATCGTCTCGTTGGGCGTGTACATCCGTGCGTGGCGCCGGTCGAGCCTATGGCGCTGCTTGCCCGCCGCGAACTTGACGGTGAACGCGAACCGCTTTCCGGTCACAGTACCGACCCCATCCCTAGCGCCACGCGGATGCCGTCCGCCGCGAGCGGCATCGCCCGCAGGACGTAGGGCATGAGCGCGTACACCGCGAACAGGAGCACGACGTATGCAGCGCACCTAAGCAGCCTCGATGCCATGCGTTCCCTCCTCGATCCACTGCTCCACCCATTCCGGGCGCACCATGCGCCCCACCTTGCGCCCCTCGGGCAGCTGCGAGCGCAGGCGGCCCGCCTTGCACTCGATGCGCAGCGTGTCGTAGGGCACCCCCGTCACCCTCGACGCCTCGCGCAGCGTGTACATCAGCTTGTGGCGGATGCCTAGCTCGTCGGCCATCTGCTGGAACGTCTTGGCTCTGCTAGAATCCATGAGTGACCTCCTTTCAGGTCTGGAGCCGTCCCCGCTTTCCACACCGGGCGGCTCTTTTTTTGTCGCTTGCTTTCGGGGCCTCGCCCCCGGCACGGCACCGGTAGGGAACGTCCCCGCGGATGGTTATCGGAGAGCCGCGGGGCAACGGTGCCGCCCCGGGAGCGGGGCCCGCGGGTTGCCTGAGCGGCAACACCCGCGTGTCCGCGTGACACACGCGGTAGGCTTCGGGCCATGATTTTGAGAGAGCCGACATATCGACCTAGGCACGCGAGGCGGCGTCCGGGCATCGCCCGGGCGTTCAACCGCCTGTGCGACAGCGAGGCCGCAAGGGCGCTCGCCAACCTAATCGACTGGCTCGACCGCATCGGCTTCGCCCTCGGCCTTCTCGCGCTGCTCCTGAAGCTCTTCTTCTAGTGCCGTGAACCTCAGCGCCATGGCGACGTTGCACGCCCACAGGAGCGCGATCGACAGGCCGGTCCAGTCGCAACGAACCGCGGCGACGACCGCCGCGGCGAGGAACGCGACGAGCCATGCGAGCTGGACCGCCGGGATAAGGCGCCGTTTTCTTGACTTCCCCATCACTGCTCGCCGCCCTTGAGGTGGAAGCGCGTCCACTCGCCCGCGGCGATGCCGACCTCCACCGGCTGGATGTCGGGGTCGATGGCGTCGATGCTGTTCATCACCACCGTGCGCTCGACGAAGCACATGGTCGCCTCGTCGCCGTGCATGAGTTCGTCCAGGCGCCCGCGGGCGTCAAGGAACGACTCGAAGGCCTCGCGGTGCCAGCCGCCCCCGTCGTCACACCAGCTGACGATGGCCTCGATGCCCGAGAAGCCGCGCGGGACCTTGATCTCGAATGACTTCCCGCGGCCGTGCCGGATGTTCTCCCTCTTGGTGTTCATGACTTCCTCCGTTTCCCGGCCTTCCAGCCGTTCAGGTACATCTCCTCGGCGCTCAGCACGGCCACCGGGAACGCCGTCGCGGCACCGAGCAGAAGCGCTATCCTCGAACGCAGGGCGATACCCGCCACAACGACCCCGAGAGAGAGGACGGATGCGATGAGCAACCCCTTCGAGAACGCATCGGAGCGCCTCAGCGCCCTGGTCAACCGGGCGGCAGACTTCCTAGAGGACATCGAGGACACCCCCTCTCCGGCTGAGCGCGTCATGGGCGCCGGGCCCGTCGAGACCGAGCCGCTCAGGCTCCTGCGCGAGGCGATAGAGCTGAATCGCGCCCAGCTTGAGGCCTTCCGCGAGTACTCCCGCAGGTACGACGAAGAGCTCGCGCGGCAGCGTCGCGAGGCAGCCGAGCAGCGACGAGACGCCGCCGTGCAGGCGGAGCAGTCGAGGAAGGTGAACATCCTCAGCCTCGCCATCGCGGCGCTCTCGCTGGTCTTCGCGATCGCCGCCGTCCTCGCCCCCTACATCTGGCCGCAGCCCTAGCAGTTTGTCTCCCATGTCGCCCTCCCCTACAGCTCGAAGTCGGAAAAGTCGCGGGCCTCGACGGGCTCGGCCTCGACCGTGATGGCCTCGGGGATGTTCCAGCCGCCCAGCTCGATGTCGATGTAGTTCTCGTTCATGGTTCTCTCCGTTTCGTTTTGCACCCTAATTTATTTAGGGTCGATACCCAAAAAAATATTGCCGTCAATGCCGAAGTGCTTGCCTAGCTTGTCCGCCATTGTTGCCGTTAGCTTGTCTGCCTGCGCGTCCTCAATGGCTGTGAGCGTCGGCTCGGTAATTCCCAGAGCTGCGGCGATTTCCTTTTTCTGGAATCGCTTGGCCCCAGCTTCTCGAAACTCCTTAAGGTTCTGCATCCGTTCCTCCTTTCGTTGACCTAATCAAAATCTAATTTGGGTCAAACCACAATTACTTTTTGCTTTAAACCAAAATTATTTTTGCTTAGGATGAAAGTAACCCAGTTAGGAGGCACTATGGAATTTGGTGATAAGCTCCGGTCGCTACGCACAAAAGCAGGATTGACCCAGCTAGACATTGCCGAAAAGCTCGACGTGTCGGCAGCGGCCATCGGAGCATGGGAAAACGGCCGGGCGAAACCTCGCCTAACCAAGTTAGGGCAACTTGCCGAACTGCTCGGGACGAGCGCAGCCGACCTCATGGGCGAGGACGCCACCGAGGCCGCGATCAGCGGCACCTCGCGCATGGTCCCCCTGCTGGGCTTCGCGCACATGGGCGAGCCGTGCGACGAGGGGAACCTCGCCGACGAGGTCGAGGTCCCCGCCTCCATCGCCGACGCGCACCCGCGCGGCTTCATGGTCCACGCCCAGGGAGGGTGCATGGACAACCGCTTCCCCCACGACGCCCTGCTGCTGGTCGACCCCGACATGGAGCCGGTCAACGGCCAGCCGGTGCTCGCCGAGACGTCCGACTACGGCGCCGTGGTGCGCAACTACACCCGGGGCCGCTCGACCGTGATGCTCACTGCGGACAGCCACAGCGGCGAGTACGACGACATCCTCGCCGGGCCGGGCGACGAGCCCGTGGTCTGCAAGGGACGCGTGGTCTGGTACATGGGCGAGCGGGACGAGAGGTAGTAGGAACGGAAAAGAGGTGGGAACGCATGAGGCCATTAGCTTTGGATGGTGTGCGGGCATATTACGAATCAGGAAACGGTGCTACCTTCGGCGGCGAGGAGTTTAATGTCTACTGCGACGAGAGCTGCCATCTCGAGCACGATCGCTTCAAGGCGATGTCGCTCGGGGCGGTATGGTGCCCCAAATCGAAAGTCAGGGAGATAAGCAAGCGCCTCGTGGAGATAAAGGCGAGGCATGGCATCGAGATGGGCGCCGAGGTCAAGTGGACGAAGGTGTCGCCATGCAACTACGACCTCTATGTCGACATCATCGACTATTTCTTCGATGACGACGACCTGCACTTCAGGGGTCTTGTAGTTCCCGACAAATCAAAGCTGGACCACGCCCGCTTCAACCAGGACCATGACCTCTGGTACTACAAGATGTACTTCACGATGCTGAAGACGATCTTCTCCCGCGACGCGCGGTATTACGTCTATATCGACATAAAGGACACCCATTCCGGGCGAAACGCCCAGAAGCTCGAGAACGTGCTCGCGAACGATGCGTACGATTTCAACCATGAGATCGTGAGGAGGGTGCAGCCCATACGCTCCGACGAGGTTCAGTTGATGCAACTCGTTGACATCCTTACCGGCGCCATCGCGTATCGCCACAACCACGACGCCATCACGCCATCGGATAGCGTCACGAAAATCAGGCTCATCAATAGAATTATCCAGAGGTCGGGCCTCTCCCTCGTCAAGACATCGCTCCTCAGCGAAAAGAAGATGAACCTACTGGTCTGGCAGGCCGGGGGAATCACATCATGAACTGCTGTTGGATACCGCCCCTAGTCGAAAGGGACAGCTCGCGTCCCTGGAGCGAATACGACGCCCTTGTCTACAGCGTGTTCAGGCATGATTTCATCGAGGGCAGGCCCGTCTACCACGGGAAACCGGTAAAGATACGGTACCAGCCCATGCTGGAGGGACGGGCAGAAGCCTTTTGGCACCTTACCTGCAGGGACTACGATCATAAGTCGGGTCTGCCAGAGGACCGTGTGCCAGATCTCGAAAGGTGCAGGCGCATCAGATGGCCGAAGGCGTTCATCGAGAATGCTGAAAGGTGCCCCAAAAGTCCCGACTGCGGAGGCGTTATAGCCTGGAAGGCGGAGCATCGCGCAAGGAAGAGCCGCAATGGCACCCAGATAAGGGAACGGATTAAGTTTTACCTTGAGGAAGAGAGCTACATCGTCGTATTCGAGCCGAGAGAGCACTACTGCCTGCTGATAACCGCATATTACGTCGACAACGACCGCAGCAGGAAGATGATTGAGCGCGAGATGGCGAGAAACCACGCCGAAAAAGCAGGAGGCGCTGTTTGGGCGCCTCCAGAGGACTCCTTCACACACACGGTGGATGAGCTATCCCGATTATCGCCCCATCGCGGCGAAATGTAAACCGAACACGTTATGGAGATTGGGGGCCGGCAAGGGTGAGACCCCATGCGTCTACATCTAGGGAGGTGATGCCCGTGAAAGCGAAAAATCTCGGGACCGCAGGCTGATGCCGCGACCCAGAGACTAAGGAGACGGCCCCTGCACTTTGGAACGTGAGACGGGGCCGGAGTCAGAACCGGGCGAAACGGAGAATAAGCCCGCGATCTGAACGGATCTGATTATATGACAAAGAAGCAGCGCCGCCGCGTCTGGGGCTCCGTGACCGAGATGAGGCGCGGCAAGAAGTACGTCCTGCGCTGGATGCAGAACACGCCGCAGGGCCGCAGGCGCAAGACCAAGACCGTGTACGGCACCTACCGCGAGGCGTGCGCGGAACTCGACCGCATCCACGTCGAGCACGCCGACGACGCCCCCGTGCCCACCATAGCCAAGGCCTACGAGACGTGGCTCGTCCCCAAGATGGCCGCACAGGTCGAGGCGGGGACCCTCGCCCCCAACACCCGCGACCTCGTGCTGCGCTCGTGGAAGAACTACGTCGGCCCACGATGGGGCACAATGCCCGTCGACCAGCTCCGCGCCGTCGAGCTGCAGGACTGGCTGCTGACGTTGCCCGCCGCCACCGCCGACACCGCCCTGCTCACCCTCCGCAAGGTCTACGCCTGCGTATCGACCTTCATCCGCCTGCCGCTCGACCCGTTCGCCGCCAGCGTCAGGTACACCATGCCCACCAGAAAGACCCGCGAGCGCTCAAAGCGCGTCTACACCCTCGACGAGGCCTTGGGTGTCCTCGACGCACTGCGCGGCAACCCCCTGGAGCCCGCGTTCATCCTCGCGTGCTTCGGCTCCTGCCGCTCAGGCGAGTCGCTGGGCGTCCGCACCGACGAGGTCATGCGCTGGGAGCGCTCCGGCACCGTCCTCGCCTCCGCCGACATCTGCCGCCAGATGCAGCAGTCCGGCACCGAGCCGGTGGGCGCCCTCAAGACCGCCAAGTCCGCCCGCACCGTCGTGATCCTACCGCAGGCCGCCGACCGCCTCGTCGAAATAGCGGCCTCGCGCGCCGCCGAGGGCCGCGAGTGGATGTGCGACCGGGGCGACGGGCTGCCCATGAACCGAAGCATTTGCAACGACCGCTGGCGGAAACTCTGCGCCGCCCGCGGCATCGAGCACATCCCGTGGTCGAACCTCCGCAACTCCTGGCGTACGATAGCGGAGGTCGAGCTTCGCCTGCCGTGGGACCTCATCGAGATGCTGATGGGCCACGCCCTCCCCGGCGTGTCGGGCAGGCACTACATCCGCCCCACCGCCGAGCAGGTCGTCCGCGCCGCCTTCGACGCGCTTGGGATAAGTTAGGATATTCCCCCGCAAAGCCGCAGGTAGATTGCACGCAGTTAGTTGTGGCAATATTAAGATTCGCAGCCCAAGCCACCGCAAAGGCGCCCGTCC